ATGCTAAAATGGGATATGATTTTTCTGGTTTTAACAAGGGAGCTAAATCAAGTATATATAAAAAAAACGCAAAAAAAGATTTTGATATAACAGGATTACAATCAGGAGCATAAATATAATAAAATATGGCATACGTACCAGCACAACCAAACGTTTATCAAGGTAAACAAATAGTAATAAATTCAGATAGAGTATTATTTAATGCTAAAAATGATTCTATACTATTATTTGCAGATAAATCCATAGGATTAAATACTCAAGGATCTATAAACATTGACAATAAAGGATTATTTGTAGTTAATTCTAAAAGCGAAATATATTTAGGTTTAAAACAAGGCTCAGCACCCACAGAACCAGCTTTATTAGGAGACAAAACAGACGCTTACTTACAAGACATGTTAAATTTAATTCAAGATTTAGTTTTATTTTTAGCAGCTGAATATAAAGTAACAGTTCCTATGGTGGGAGTATCAGCACCAGGTCCTAACGATATAGGTAGTTTTATTCAAAAAATTAGTTATTTAAAAAGTGAAGGAAGATTAAATGATATTAAAAGTAAAAAAGTAAAATTAGTATAAAATGGCACACGAACCAGGACATGACATTCCAGTTGATTTAGATTTTACTATTGAAATCACACCACCTTCCTTACCTCCTCTAAAACCACCAAAAATGCCTAAAGGGTGTTTTTCTTTAGATTTACCTGTAGGAGGAATAATGGGTTTTGTAAGATCAGAAATGGTAAGATTAGAAGCTCATATTAGATCACAAATAGAAGGAGCATATGATCAAGTAGAAAATCAAATATATGAAAAGATACCCGAAAAAGAAGAAATAATAGAATATTTAATGGGTTATGGTTGTGAATATGAACGAGAAGTAACAGATTTTTATAATAGACTTAAATCTTCGTTACAACGTGTGTATAAAACAATAGAAGGTCTTAAAGCAAAAATAGACGAAGGTATTAAAACAGTAGATACTTTAAAGAAAAAAATAGATCAAGTAGAGGGAATATTAAGTGGATTAGAAACACCCTTAGGAATATTAGGAGCAGTAGTAAGTGCTGCTAAAATAGCAATTAATTTTATGATTCCTGGTAGTCCTGTAACTGTTGGAGTTCCTGCCTCTATTATACTTCAAGCTAAAAACAAATTAGACGCAGCTGCAGCTACAGTATGTGTTATGAATGGAAATATAAGTGGTATCCCTCAATCATTAAGAGTACAAGCAGATAGATTAACTGAACTTACTACTGTAATAAATCCCTATATAGGTAAATTAAATGAATTAGTAGCTAAAGTACAAGAATTAGAAGCAGTATTAGAAGCTGCATACTTACAATGGTTAGCAGATTGTGCAGCAGCAGGAAATGAAACAGGACCACCACCTACAGATAATTCAGGAACAGGAAACGATCCTTTATCTGACTATTATCGTGTAAAAACATACGCAGCTATAACTAATAATATAGACCAATATCCACCAACAAATCCTGATGATTGGAATGAACTTTCAAATGAAATATTAAAAGAAATTCCAGAACAGCCAGATGATTGGGGTGGTTTTAAAAATTATATAATAGAAGATAAAGTAAAATTAGTATTTGGTCCTCCACCACCTGAAGAAAGTACCCCTTCATCGTTAGGTGGAAGATATTTAATAAAATATTATGCGGCTATTAAAGATAATCTAGATAAATATCCTGAAATAAGTCCACAAGATTGGAATTTATTAAAAACAGTAAATGTAAATGAAATCCCCGAAGATGGTACACCGGAATGGGAAGGAATAGTAGATTATATAGTAGAAGATGTAGTAAAAATAATTATAGATTTAAATGAAGGATCATTTAACCAAACAGTGTCTACTATAGTAAATTCTAAAGGAGAAGAATACATAGAAAAATTATATAATGCCAAATTTAGAATGATTGGATATAAGCGTTATAGAGTTTAAAATAATTATATTTATAACAAACAACAATTAATATTATGAAAGCAAAAACTTTTGAAAATCTAATTAGAAAAGTAGTTAGAGAAGAAATCGATTATGCGTTACGCAGAGAAATTAAAACACTTAAAGAAGATTTACGTGATGAATTAAAACCAACAATAGTAGAACACACTGAAAGAATAGTAGAAGTTCCTGAAGAAACAAAAACTTCTTTAAGAGAAAAAATCATGGGTAATAAACCTATAAAACAACATAAAAAGCAAAATTTTATATCGGGTAATAGTACATTAAATGATTTATTAAACGAAACAGCAGCTGGAGATACAAATACCCAAACAGCACAATCACCTGTAAGCATGGCTCAACCTTTTGCAACAGGAGCTCCTTTACCTATGGACACAACAGATATGCCTGACCCAGTAGCAAAAGCAGTAACAAGAGATTATAGTAGTTTAATGAAAGCAATTAATAAGAAAAAAGGATTATAATAAATGCCCATTACTAATTCCTCCATACAAATAAACCCATTAGATCTCAATAAAAATATTGCGATAGGGGTTGTTTTTCCCTTAATGAATGGAGGAAATTTTCAACAATCTCTTACTATAAAAGAACAAGTAAAATCAAATATAATAAATGTATTATTAACTGAAAAAGGAGAAAGAATTAACCAACCTAATTTAGGATGTGGTCTTAAAACTATACTATTTGAAAATAATATTGATTCTAATCAAATAAAAGATTTAATACACCATCAATTACAAACTTATGTACCTGAAATAGTAATAGAAGAAGTAGAAGTAAACACAGATTTAGATAGACACATAATATTAATTAAATTAATATATGGTTTTATATTAGATAATACTTTAGATTCAATTCAAGTTAATATAAATCAATCATCCCCGGGAATGAACGGATAAACAATGTATAATGGCCTATAATAAAGTATCAAATAAAACACAAGATAAAGATGTAAAATATCTAAATAAAGATTTTCAGTCTTTTAAGGACCAATTAATAGAATTTGCACAAACATATTATCCTAACACTTACAATGATTTTAGTGAAGGATCCCCAGGTATGATGTTTATGGAAATGGTATCATATGTTGGTGATGTTTTATCTTTTTATACTGATACTCAATTAAGAGAATCTTTTTTATCCTTAGCTCAAGAAGAAGAAAATTTATATAATATAGCTTATACTATGGGGTATAAACCTAAAGTAACAACAGCTGCAACAACAGATTTAGATGTATTTCAATTAGTTCCATCAAAAAAGGTTAATAATAATTATGTACCTGATTTTAATTATGCTTTAAGAATAAGCGAAAATTCAACATTTAAGTCCTCAGATGGCCCTATATTTTACACATCAGAAGATGTAGACTTTAATTTTTCAAGTTCGTTTTCACCTACTATAACTAACATTTATCAGTATGATAATAACCAAAACCCAGAATATTTTTTATTAACTAAAAAAGTTAATGTAATTTCGGGTGAAACCGCAACACAAAAATTTGAAGTAGGAAGTCCTGAACAATTTTTAACATTAACCTTATTTAACCAAGATATTATTTCTATAGAAAAAGTTGAAGATTCTGATGGGAATTTATATTACGAAGTTCCTTACTTAGCACAAGATACAATTTTTGAAGAATTAGAAAATACGGGGGCAAATGATCCAGAATTAATGGGTTTTAATGGTCAAACACCTTATCTTTTAAAAGTAAAAAAAGTCCCAAGAAGATTTATTACGAGATTTAAAACAGATAAGACTTTAGAATTACAATTTGGAGCGGGTGTTAGTGATAAAGCAGATGAAGATATTATTCCTAATCCAGATAATATAGGATTAGGAATTAAGGATGGGAGAAGTAAATTAAATCAAGCTTATGACCCATCAAATTTCTTATTTACTAAAGCATATGGTCAGGTACCTTCAAACACAACATTAACAGTAACATATGTTAAAGGTGGAGGATTACAATCTAATGTAGCTTCAAATACTATAACAAAAAAAGACCAATTATCGATAACAAATAATCCTAATTTAAGTTCAGGATTACTTAATTTTGTAAAAGCCTCAGTATCATCAACTAATATAGAAGCAGCTGTAGGTGGAGGAGGAGGAGATACAGTAGAAGAAGTTAGAATGAATACTATGGCTAATTTTT